TTACCTACAGTTTGTACAGATGTTACAGGTACCCATTCACTTGTTACAGAATCGAATATAAATGATCCTACTAATGTAGATGTATTTGCTCTCATTCCTGAGAATGCATCCCAGATAGCATCTTTAGTAGCATTAGCATTTACTAGTTGTATTTGTATACCTCCAGCCGTTGGTTCTGATGTAGTGATTGTACTTGCTGAATTAACTACAGTTGTAGCTAATGTTTGTGTTCTTGCATAAGATAAGTCAGAAACAATTGATCCACCGTATGATAAGAAATTAACATCATCTTGGATTGAAGTAGCTTGAGTATATTCAATATTGTGTCCTATCATATCAATTCCTCCAGGTACACCATCTATTAAAATATCTCCACTAAATAAATCTTCATTTACAGTAACGAATAATCCAGTACTTGCAGTATCAGCATTAATAACTTTTTCAACGAAAAGGTTATTACCTAATAGATCTACAAAATCAGGAATTAAACATGCAGTATAAGTTGCTTGTAGTGTTACTTCAGTTTCATTAAAGAATTCTTGTAATAATGTATCTGTAGAATCAGTAGCAAACTTTTTTCTTTTTAATCCTTGTGTTGGATCAAAATACTTTTGAAATAAAGGATCTGAGTTAAACCTTGAATAAGGAGTAGTACTTCCGAACTCTCCACCGAAGTTACCTTGTAATACAAAGACATCTACAAAGAAGTCAGATATTAAACTATCTTTATCTAAGAAACCTGGTACATTTGCAGCACCATACCATTCTTCAACAGTTACTTGGTAAGGTAAAACATTAGATGCAGCAGATTTTTTAGCAATTACAGATATAGGATTTTGTCCTAAATTAGTAACATCTAATAAATCATTTACAGTTAATGAACTTAATACAGATTGATTTGCCCCAACATTAGTTAAAAAGTCGTCAGTTGAAGGGAAAAAGAATTTATCTCTGTTATAAAATTTTTGGTATTCGTAGTCTGCTCCTGCATTTGCTTGTGCTTCTGGTGTTGCAGATGTTGCAAAACGAACAGCATTAACTTTATCATTAGCATCTAAGCTTAATAAATTAAGAGCAAGAATAGGTCCTCTTTCAAGAGCTGATAAACAGCTTCTGTGGAAAAAAGAATCTTTTCTTTCTAAAGTTCTATCAATATCACCGTATACTTGTTTAAAGAAAGAAGTATCGGGAACAAAGACGGGTGTGTTGAACGGGCCTGTCTTAGAAAAACCGACTACCAATCGAGTTTGATTTGCAGGTATGCTTACGACTTGACTTTTATCAAATTCAAACCTATATGTTCCTGCAGCCTTAAGAGAAGCTATTTTTGGATCTAGTGCCATCTTATAATATATTTTTTTTGTTTATTTGTTTTTTTATATATCTACCAAGTAACTACTTTTTATACTAAGTCATAGATATCAAAATTTAGATTCCCACCCTTTGAATCTTTTTCCAGAATTTCTTCTATCTTATTTTGAATTGAAGGATCTATGTCATCATAAATCTCTTCGACAAAATCTGAAAAATCTAATGTAGTAAAGAACTCAGAACTATTTATACAAGTCATAATTAAATCATCATTACCTAATTGGCCTGCATATGATCCATTTGGAAGCTTACCAAAGGTTGATGATTCTTTTACAGTATCTTTATCATAGATACTAATTTTATTTTGTGAAATATATTTTTTAAAGTTTTGACAAAAAATAGGCTTATTATCTTTTTTTACTTTTAATCCAAATGATTTTGTCTTAGCATCAACCCTATGTTTAAATTTAACAACACTTTCTTCATCAAATTCATTCCTCTGTGGAAATACCGTTTCCATTCTTTTTATTAATTCTCCACCAAACATATTCCATTCTATAATTAGTTTTACATTTTCTGAGTGAAATAAATCAAAAGCTAAAATGTATAGTGTTTTTGCAAATTCTTCTATGGTATGAGAATTACTTCTAAATCTTCCAATTTGCCTAATACCAAAAAAGTCAACAAAACTTCCAGGTGTGGTTACACCTTTCCAATCCTTTTCATCTAACATCTTAATTTGAAAAATATTAATAACTGAAAAGTCTCCACCTGTACCTTCTGCTATATCAACTGAAAATACCCAATAATTATAATCTTCTTCTATTTCATCTAAATTAAAATCAGGTTGCCATAATAAACCAGAATAATCAATTTCAGCATCATCAAATTCTGGTATCTCTTTATGTTCAAATTCTATTTGACCTTGTGTTAATTTTTTTAAACTAGCCGCACTTAATAATAATGAAGAACTTGCTATAAATTGATTTCCATACTGTCTGTTGAATGCCTCATCACTTCCTAAGTTAGCAACCTCTTGCCTCATCCAAATATCATCTCTTCCTGGTACATCCCACCAATCAACTCGGAAGGGTACATATTCACTTAATCCTTTATCAGCTGCTGTATAGATGTCATAGAACTTATTAAAACCATTAGGTGTACTAGTTATTATTACTTTTGAATTACTAGATGCAGATACTGTTGGATAAACATTTTCATAAAAGGTATTTACAAAGTTTGCAGGTATATGCGCAAACTCATCCATAAATAACAAGTGAATAGTAAAACCTATTGCTGCTTTCTTAGTTGTTGTCTGGCCTATAATCCTACAACCGTTGTCAAACTTAGAATTAAATACATCCCATTTAAGAGTACCGGGCTTGATAAAGAACGGTAAGTGTTCTAATATAGTTTTACCTTTATCAATAATTTCTCTTGTTGTAGCACCCTTATTTGAAAGTATTAGCGAATTTTTATCAAAATTAAATACAGAATACCAAGCAATAAAAATAGATGAACATATTGTTTTACCAACCTGCCTACTTGCTAAACATATATTAAATCTTTCAGCTTGAAATTGCCTTAACATGTTTTCTTGATAAGGTCTTAATTCAATTGTCTGTAAACCTTCATCTGTCATTACAGTACAATAAGTATTAGCAAAATAAACAATATCTTTTGCACACCTTTTAATTTCTCTTATCTCTTCATCAGTATAATTAAATACAATATTACCTTTTCTTAAATTAGGATTACCTTCATAGAAAGGTGTAGACTTTGGTTTATAACCTTCATCAATAGCCAGCATTAATTGCTCAACTTTATGACTAGTCCATGCAAAAGACTCAGCACCCTTCGATATCTTAAATTCAAATCCTGCTGATTCTGCTTGTGGTTTAGCCATTATCTTCTACTACGGCAATTATTTGATTAATATGTATTACTTCAAATTCAGTATCATTTAAAGTTAACATTGTACCTTTGCCCATATTTTTTAATATAACATCACCAGCCTTTAAATACTCTGCATCACCAGCATTAATAATCTTTGCATGACGATTATGCTTTTCTACAGGTATTATAATTCCTGAATCTGTTTTAGTTTCTTGTTGTTCGATTTCCTGAATTAACAGATAATCATTCTTCATTTTCATCGCTATCGACATCTTCTATATCTTCTTCTTTAATTGTGTCTTGTAAAGCTCTCATTAAATCTTTGGTCCCTCTAGATTTAATACCACTTTGTTTATTGGAAGTTGAACTTTCATTGCTATGATAAACATCTACATCACGAGATATCTTTTTAGCATTCTCTTCGATTGCTACCATATACATTGTTTGGCTTTTAATAATATCCAAAAGAGTTCTTTGTAAATCACTAAGTACTTCAAACATTCTTGGTGATACATCACCTTCATGTATTGTTTCCATTAATAAGGTAATAGCGGTTTCACTATTTTGCATTTGTCTTATTAACATAGATAACGCAGATTCATCTAATTGAGCCTTTGCTCTAATGTATTCATGCTCTGCAATAATTTCTTCACTTAAATAAAAAGTTAATAAACTATTCATTACCTTTTCAGCCTTTGTCTTAGCTTTGACTAATGCAGCGCCTTGCCCACTATCTATTCTTACTGGCTGTAGTTCTTCGGAATTATTTTCTAAACCTTCTACCTCATCTGGCAGATCATTTAACAAATCTCCTAAACTATCACGAAATTTACCTTTCGATGATTCTTTCATTATACCTTAAATTTATAATATATATTCCAAGTTATCTTGGGTTAGTAGCTGTTGGTAATAATAATTCTGGAGAAGCATTATCTAATAATAAAGCTAAATGAGAATCTTTTACTACATATTGACTTAAAATTAATTCTTGTAATTCTATCTCTATTGGTTCACTCCATATTCTGATATTAGTTAAATCACTTTCACAACCTAATAATTTCCATGCATAACCTTCAGGAACAGTTATTGCTGGAACCGTTTGTGTATTTATATAAATATTAGTTAAATCAGCAGTTTTATCTGGATTAATAGCACCAGTTAATTCTGGAGTATTATATAAGAATAATGATAATTGTTTAGCTAATTGATTTAAGTTAATAACAGCAGCATACCATTTACCTTTTAAAAAGCTAACAGTAGACTTAGATAAATCATACTTATAGTAAACATCATTTAATTTAATTATGAACCAATTTGTAGTATATGTAAACTGAACATGAGATGTTATAGGAGTTCTTCTTTCATAATCATCATATTGAATAATTGTATTACTTACTTCTTTATTTAATTTTGCAGTATTAGTAATAGTGCTATCAATATATGGAGTATCTAATGTTAAAGTTTTACTTGCTACATCTATAGATTTAACCAATTGAATTCCATTATAAGAAGTAGTTCCTCTAATGGCTATCCAATCACCAGCTACAATTCCTTCAGTACCGCCTATTGGTAGTCCTGGTGTTGTAATCATAGGAAATCCTGCATTATTACTTATTTGTGTTATTAAAACATTTTTGCCTATAGGCTTTTTATATACAGGTCTAAACCAAAATGTAAATGCTCTATTATCAGTATCAGTCCAACCACCAGTATATCTGTATTTTACTCCTATTGTACCTTTAGCTAATGTTCCTAATGAATAATGATATTTAGAAATGATTGTCCACTGATTGTAAACATTCTCTTCTGTAATAGTCATCTTTTTATTTAAAGCTCTTCTTACATAATCATTTGTTTGGCTACCTATAGTATTATACTCATTAGGTTTTCTAACATCTTTAAATTCATTTTCTCTTTCAACTCTAAACTTATCTTCAACATTTGAAACTAATGCTTTAGTTGAAGCCTCGGCAGCATCACCTAATACAGTATCTTCAAAGCCAACATTAGTTCTTTGTTGATAAGTAACAAGACTTACTCTCCAATAAGATCCAGTATACATAAAATCATCAGCCTCTGCAATTGCATCAACCTCATACATTCTATTCATAAATTGTTTAAAATATAAATAGTCTCTCATTTGAGGTTTAGAACCAATACCAAAGACAGCTTCAAATGCAGATTTTACAATATGAATTTCAAACTGAACTGGAAAATCCATCATCAATGGATTAAAGTTTATATCCCTAGTAGGTAATTCATTATCAGGAATCATGATTTTAATTTCACCTTCCTTAATAACATCAAATAAAGAATATTCTTTTAGAATAACATCTCTACTTCTTTGATCTGCTTTTGTTTTATAGTAATCAACACAAAATCCAAATAAGTTACTTGCCATTGCAGATAACTGAGTATACATTTGACCAGCTCTAGATATATCATACGGATTCCATGTATCACCACAACAATCAAAAGCTAAGTTTAATGCTCCTGAACAACCATCAACACCTCCGCAATCTATTTGCGGTATTTTGCATATTATTCCACCATCATATACAATCTCTAATGCAATTGAATTAAAAGTTAATGTACAATCACCAACTTGCGTATATCTATATTGAATCCAAAACTTATTTGCAGGATTTAACACTAATGCTTTTAAGTTAGCATCACTAAGTGTAACCCAATCTGAATACTGCACACCATCAATACCCCACCTAAAATCTTTGTTATAATAACAAGCGGTAGTTTCACCTGTAATAGAATCTGTAAAGCTAAGAACTTCTACTACATTTTCATAAGGTGTTTTAAGACTAACTAACAGCTGATCGCCATTAGCATTTGTACTGGATCCAGTTACTGCCATTTTATGAGTTTATTTGTTGATCTTCCCCAATAGGTTTTTTCTTTCCAAAAATCTTATCAGCCGAAGCAAGACCTAAACCACCAATACATATTGCTGCTACCGCATTAACAAGGGTAGGCTCTACTGGTGTTTCAGTATAAAGATTAATGAATAGTGCCGCACATAAAGATAAACCAGCAACAATACCAATAAATCTTTTTGAAGACGGTGTACCTTTTTCATCTTTTAAAAGGCCGCTTATCCAATTTATGATCTTTTTCATATACAAACATATTTTGTTTATATATTCATGTTCTAATACGGTGTATAGTCAGTCTTAACTAAAAGTATTGGATCATCTTCTTCTATCTTTGGATCTACTGAAGTTATAATTTCAAAAGCATCTAAAACTTGAGCTTCATCCATATCAGAAAGTATATCAAATAATGTTTGGGCTTTAATATAAAAATATGAACTTCTTTCTAAGTATTTATTTTTCATAATACCTACATCCATAAATCTTTTATTAAATGTATCTAATTGTTCTCTATCTAAAATTTGAGTTAAATCAAATGTTCCTTCAATTATATTAAAATGAAAACTTACTATTTCTCTACCGCCATCAACTTTTACTAATCTTGAAAATACCTTTTCATCTGATATTTTAAATGTTATTGTATTTAAATTAGGCAATCTATTAATTATAGATTGTAAAAAGAAAATAGAGTTAGGTTTAAAGTTAGGATTAGGTAACATATCCTGATCCAATGTTTTCTTTAACTCTGCTCTTAAGAATGCAGATTTTGTAATGGCATTTCTAAAACCGTCTAAAGATACTATAAATTCATTATCTTTTTTGGATTTATTTTTGCATTCTTTTTTTACTTTAGAAATAATTAAGTTATCAATATAATCATTCTTATATAAAGTAAATGCAATATGCGTTGGTATTTCTAATTCAAATTTATTATCAATTAACATCATTGCTCATCTGTTTTTCTAATACGTTTATTGCATTTTTAAGTTCAGATGGCATGTGCTTCATTGCTTCTTTAAAATCACGTTCACCTATTTCATTAATCTTTAGATACATTTCTAAAGCTGCAGGATTAGGATCCCATTTTTTTGTTTTCTTAGAGGCTTTGGTTTTAGTATAAATAAAACCAGGTACTCTATTAAATTTTGATGCAACCATTCTCCATGCTTCCGCTTGTCCTACTGGATCAATCTTCAGTGCATTAAACATATTTGCTTGTATAGGAAATTTGATACTCATAAATCTATTTGTCATAAATGAATTTTTAGATTTATCATATCCTTTTAATTTATCCCATTGCTGATCTCGACCAAACAAGACCTTTATGTAATCAAATAATTTCATTACCTTTTATTATTTATATGATGTGTTATAGTGTTTGTTTAAAGTTTATCCCAAAGAAAACTTTCTGCAATAAAAATAGCCTTCTCCTCGTGACTAAGTAAAAGATCGTTAAAAATCACAGGTAATTCTTCTTGGCTAGATCTATACGGTCTAACTAATTTAAGCATTTCATCTTTCATAGTTTGCACATGTGGTGCAAATGGAAACTCTGATTGTATATTATCATACATAGTTGAATCACTTACATACAGATCACTTGACATTGTTATAAAATATCTAATCTTTCTTTCTTGGTGTAACTTAAGTAATTGAACAGAATATAAATGATCTTCACCATTTGGTATATCTTCATCCATTCTTTCAACTGCTGATATTCTACTTTGTAATAATACTCTATCAAAATTTACAGGATGTTCATGATTTACCCAATGCGCTTCACCTGGACCATAATCAGGTCTTTTACATAATGATAAACCCCATACACAGCCCCAATATTGATCTTTATCACCTACAGGAAAATGATGACCGCCTCTTTGGTAATGATCAACAACATCTAATGGGTGCAATCCTAATGCATCTAAATTAGGATAGTGTAAAATATGTTGAGCCATTGATTTAGCAAACGTAGGATATAACCAATCATCACCGTCTATTTGCGAAACAAAATCTGCATCACTATCTAAAAACAGTTCTCTACAAGAATTTTTACCTTTACCAGGTTTTCCATTACTTTCGGTTCTAATTACTTTAAAAGGAAAGTTTTCATTTACTACAGATTTCCAATATTCTTCATTTAAAGTATTTACTACAATTACTGGTTCTATTTCAACTGAAGGATCTGGATAGATGCCTTCTACTGATTTTACTACCCTTCTTAATTTATCAATTCTGTGGTGAGTAAGTAAACATAAAAGTATTTTGTATTTTATTATCATATTAGAATATCTTTCCTTTTGTAGTTTTATTTGTTATAAATGACATATCATCAGAATCATCTGAATCACCTTTAAAGAAACTAGCTTTAAACGCAGAATTATCATCTCCATCATGTTTAGTTCCTTCAACTATTTTTTTCATGGTAGATACATTAGGTAGTACCAATTCATTAATATTTATTTGAGACTCAACAGATTGAAACATTTCATCTAAAATACCTTCTGGTATAGTATGAGAACTCAAAACCATTAGATTAACATTAGATTTTAAATTAGATATAATTTGTTCTCTGCTCATATGTTTAGCTTTCATATGTCTGATAAGAATATTAGCTAAATCAATAATATAGCCTTCATCATATAAATACATATGAGATAATGAACCATGTTTATCCTTAAATTCTTGTATGATAGCACCTGCCTTAGCTTCACTAATACCATACCTTCTAGGTTTGCCACCTTTAGGAGATGATATATGCCAATATGCTGGTGGTACATTATCACCAGAATCACCGGTTAGAACCTTTCGGAAACGGAAATCCTCAGGGTCTACCTCTACTACTGAAACTTTCTTTTTGGAAATAATAGATGATAGTAGTTTTTTAGATTGTGATTCTGGTGTTGATGATGTTTTAAGTACATCAAATAAATCTGTAGAGGTTTCTTTTTCTTCTGTTGTTAACCATTCAGAGAAACCTTGATATGTATATAATTTTTTATGAGCTGGTGAAAATAATATTGTATGAGTATTATTATTTTTGCTCCTATTTACTAATTGAACTAAATCCTTATCTCCAGTAAACATAATAACAGATTTGTCATTAGCTAATGATTCAGTATTCCATGCATACATTAAATCATCACCTTCTGCTCCATTTACTTTGGAATAAATAACTCCTTGTTTAATAAGTAATTGTGTAAATTCTTCTGTAACCTTTGAAAAGTTTGCCCAGTTAATTGAACTGTCTTGTTTACGATTACCTTTGTATTCTGCTTCTGGATAAAAATCCTTTCTCCATGATCTTGAATCAATAGTCCATACGACTTTATCAATAAGACCTTCGAATAATCTAATCTGATATGCAAAATCTGTTGCAAGCTTTCTCATAAAGACAGTTGCATCTTCATCAGTACCAAGCATTTCTGTCTTTTTTGATTTTCTAGGTAAAACGTATAGTGTTCTAAAAAGAAAATAATTACCGTCTATTACAAACGTATGCCTTCCTGTTTTTCTCATATTATTGTATTTAATATAAATATAACAAATTTTAGTTAATACTGAAAGAAGAACCTAATACAATTTCCTCGCATTCCTCTTTAGTTAATTTTGTTTGTCTTAAGTCATGATATCTTTTAACTGCTCCACCTAACTCCATGTAATTAGGAAACTTTTTTATTAGTGCTTTTAAGAATTGTGCTCTCATACTCCATTTAATATTGATTGCAGTTCATAAATACAAGCAAGCATTGATACTGCAGGATCAATTACCTGTTGTCTTTGAGATTGATATTTAGCAACCGTTATAATTACTTGTGGTATAAATTGAATATATGATTCTCTTTCTTGTTGAATAAAATCTATAAATTCTGCTCCTAAAGAAGATAGGACATCATCAGATCTATTTGCATAATTAGATAACATATATTGATAATTCTTTACTGGATCTTCTCCATCTATAACAAGATCATAAATATCTCTATATACAGAACTAAATTGTTTAATATCTTCTACTGTAATTTTATCTTTACCTTGTGATTGAAATCCTTGTAATTGATTTAACATATTTCTTAAATCAGGAAATTTTCTTTTTACTAATTCTACAGCTGCATGTTTGTCAATACTAATTCCTTCATCTTTACAAATTTTAAGAATCCTCATAATGTAACTTTTCATTATTTCAGTTTCTTCTTCTTTAGAAAAATCAAAATCAATCATTTCAAACCTTGATTGAATTGGGTCTGGTACTTTATTAATATAATTACATGTTGCCACAAATCTTGCATTAGTTGCAAACTGATCCATTGTAGCTCTTAATGCTTTAAAGAATTGATCAGATACTCCATCGATCTCATCAAGTATAATTACTTTCATTTTTCCTGGTTCATCCATAATTGAACGATTAGCACAGAAATCAGTTATTCTATTTCTTACAATATCAACAGATGTATCAGTAGATGCATTAATATAAAGATAAGGGTGTTTAAAATGTTTAACTAATACTTTAGCTGCTGAGGTTTTTCCAGTACCTGGGCTGCCGTGTAATAATAAATGTTGATAAACTCCTTTACTTAGCTTCTCACCTACTCTTTTAGGTGTTATTAAATCCTCTAATACCTTTGGGCGATATTTTTCAGTAAGTAAAATGTTTTGTATGTTCCGCATGAATTTGTTTATTTTTATATGTAAAAAAATAAGATTGTTTACATATAGAATAAATATTAAAATAGAATACAATAATGCAAAGAAGACGTACTGTTAGGAAGATTATTCAAGAACCACAAGCAATTGTGCATAGAACTAACATACAGCGCAGGAATGAAAATAATGAACCAGTAAGAACTACAAATAATCAAGCCATAGCAGTAAATGTTTCAAGAAATTTGCAATTAAGAAATTCTGCTTTAGATGTAGAAGATCTTGTTGTTAAGTATGCAACTGTTCCTAAATTATTTCCTGGTGAAACTATTTACATCATTGGTGGCGGGCCTTCATTAAAAAATTTTAATTTTCAACAATTAGAGGGGCGTAAAACAATTGCAATTAATAAAGCTATTATTTATCATAATTCAGCAGATATTCTTTATTGGACTGATGGTAGATTTTATACATGGTTTAAAAATGAAGTAGATAGTTATAAAGGTTTAAAGTTTGCATTAAAACCAGGATCTCAATATACTCATGATATTCAAGTATTAAAGAAAGGAAAGCCTTATGGTTTAGAAGAAGATCCTCAATTATTATCTCATGGTTTTAATAGTGGTTATGCTGCTATAAATCTTGCATATCATTTAGGAGCTGCTAGAATTATCTTATTAGGCTTTGATATGGCTAATGATGGAAAGATCACGCACTTCCATGATGGTTATCCAACTAAAGGTGCAGGTGATCATATTTATAAAGAAAAGTTTTTACCAGGATTTAAACAACTTAATTCGGAAATAAGAGCTAAAGGTGTGCATGTATTTAATGCATCATCTTATAGTAGATTAAATGTATTTCCTAAAATTAGTATAGAACAAGCATTAAGCTTTAGATGATCGCTTAGCATAAGTCATAAACTCTCTTTGTTCTTTTTTCAGGAGGTGTTTACAGTGTTTAGTAAATCTAATAGATGTATCTATAATTCTACCATCTACACTTCTGTTCCGTGAGTTATGGGCTTTAGAACATTTACTACAAACAAAATTCTCTACCTTTTTAGAATCCATTCTAGATTTAATAGGAACTTTACATATTCCACAATTCCATGAAATAAGATCTGCATCTTTTTCTAATTCTTTAAGAGTAGTAAAGGTTTCTCTAAAAGGATTCCAAATAGCTTTATTAACATTCTTTTCATGACCATTCATATCCTCTACTTTAAATATAACCTCAAAAGCTTGAGTATCAGAATTAAGCCATTTCATATGACGGTTATTTAAAAGCAATTTTTGCTTCAAAGGCGGCAGGTTTTCTAGAAGAATACCATACCGCCTTTTATACCATCCAAAGTTTATTTTACGAACTTTATACATAAGGTTTTAATTTAACAGCTACAACATGTACATTCACATGATTTACCACAGCCGCATGTTTTACAATTACATTTCATTTCTTAATCTTGTAAATTTTTGAGATACAGATTCTGCTACATATTCAAAAGATTCAGCAGTTAACTCAGCTAATTTATCTTTTAAACCATCTCTTTTCTTTTTAAGTTCAGCATAATCTTCATCAGCACCAGTTACTAATCTTTCTTGTTTAGTGATTTCCTTATCAATTGAATCCATTGTCTTTTCACCATCTTCACCACCAGTACCTTTCTTTTCTTGTTCCTTTTTCTTATCTCCTAATTTAACCAAAGCTTCTTTAGCTTTTTTCTTAGTTTCTTGAGCAGCATCCATATTAGATTGAAAGTCCTTAATACCTTTTTCTAATTTTGCTGATGCTTCTCCTTCATTATCATCTTTACCATCAGATGAGGTAGCTTCATAATCAGCTAAAGCCTTACCTTGCTCAGCAGCCTTTTTAGATAATTTAGTTTGTTGAATTTTTAATTGTTTAGCTTCTTCACCATCAGCAGCCTTAAGTACTATCTTATTAGCAGCAAGATTAGATTTAGTTCTTGCCAATGCAGCAACCTTTTTTAAACCATCAGTTGTTGCTAAATCATTCATTCTTTGTGTAATAGCATCGGCCTGATCTTTAAGTGCAGCATTCTTAGCTTTATTTGCTTGAGCCAAAACTTCTTTTTGTTTAGCAGTCATACTAACTTTTCCTTTTGCTTTTTTCTTTGCAAAATCTACATCGTTAAGAGATTGTGCTACTTTAGCTTTTTGAAATTTCTTAGCGTTGTTTTTAATCTTGGTGAATTTAATTGGATTCTTAACTGCATCTATTAACTTCTCATTAAGAAATTGATCATATGTTTTTAATTTTCCCATGATGGATTATTTTTTTATTTTTATTATATATCAATCTATATAAAACAAAAAAGCCACTCCGAAGAGTGGCTTTCTAATATAAAGTATTATATTATTGTTACTTATTAGATAAGTGAACAACCAGTGAACGTGAAGTTCATTGTGTAATACATTAATTCAGGATTGAATCCAGCGTCTACTAAAGCGAATCTAGATTTAACCGCGATTTTAGGAGCCATAGTTCCTTCAGCGATTGTTTCTACTGATTCAGCCATTAAGTAAGGCATAAATACTAGTCCAGGAGAGTTTCCATCACCTTTACGTCCTATAGCAATTGTATAGTCATTAAAAGCTCTGTTAGGATCTACATAAATTGTTACCCCAGCAATTGCACCGATTGGATATAAAGATCCACCAGCTTGGTTAACTGTATTAGATAACGGATATGCAATAAATCCAGCTACAGATTGAAGAGCAGTTGCCATTTCTCCACCTGTTACTGCAAACGTTGCAGGTCCTCTTCTTCCTCTAGTAGCAATTAAGTTACTTGCAGCAAGAATTTTAGTATAAACTCTACGTTGTAGTGTTCCTTGAGTGTTTCCACCACCTAGTACGTTAGTCTGTACTGGGAATGGAGCTACAGTATTAACAATAGCGTTAGCAGTATTGTTAGGTCCTAATGGAATTGCAGTTCCAACTACAGCACCAGCAGCGTTAAACTGTTCTGATAAACTAGTACCATTTACAGCTTGCACGTTAGCAGCGTTAGTTACACCATTTCTGAAGATTCTGTCTAAGATGTATTTGTTGATAGATTGAGTTAACTCATTTACCAATACAGCTTCAACCTGAGCAACAGCGTCAATTCCGAATTGCTTCAGATCTTGAACTTGTTCTCTAGTTACAGCAGCAGCAACTTGGAAAGTTTCAGCAGCTATAGACTTGTTGAATAAACTTAATCCCATAACATTATCAACAGTTGATTCACCTACACCTCTTTGGTAAGGATCTAAACCATTAATATTCTGGTTAGCAAATGCAGGCGATCCTGTAGCAGGGTCGTTTGCAGGTTGGAAAGCATTACCTGAGAAACCAGTAATATGGTCTTCTAAAGCTTTTACTAATCCTAATCCAGATACAGCAGCGATTGTTCCAACTTGTAACATTGCAGCAGCACCTAATAGTGCAGATGATCCAGCTCTTACAGCAGGAGCGGCAGCTCTTACAGCACCATATAAAGCTCCACCACCTACGATAGAATTGTATATAGTTGAACTAGCAGTTTCAGCACCTTGTGCATATGTGAATCCACCATTTACTAGTGTTCCAGCAGCAGGTACACCAGCTACTACAGTTGCAGTAATTATTGCAGATGTATTAGCTCTTACTCTGAATATTGGAAAACCATCTATTCTTGATAAACCTACAAAAGTTAATTCGTAAGCAGCAGCAGCATTATTTCCAGCAACTGGAGTTAATGCAGCAGTTGATGAGTTTAAACCATCAGCATATACTACATCATTCACAACAAACGTAGTAGCAGCACCACCATTTGCTACAAGATAAGTAGCAACGTTCATTTTGATTAATAATGGAGAAGCAGCAGTATCAAGGTTACCATTTGCAGGTGCTCCTGATCCTCTACCTCCACCGTATACAAAGTCTAGGTAAGTTAAAACTCCCATTGGGCCTTGCATTGGTACTACAGGTACTAAGTCTAAACCTACAGTCTGAGCAGCTACTTGCATTGCAAGTGGTAGCAAAGAAAAAGGTCTGTCACCAGATCCAGCAGCTTGTGCTGGGAAAGCATTCATTGATCCAGGGTTTCCTGGCAATGTTACGTTCCCCATACTTTGAACATTCATGTTCGGGTTAAGGTGTACAGTATTGTAAACACTCTCATTAAGGTTATGGTAATGGCAGTACTTAGACATCCAAGATAACTTAGACTTTTCAGTAATTCCAGTACTTTCCTCAATAACAGGTCCCCAAGTCTTTTGAACCTCAGCCTCGTTGATTAATTGATTTGCGTACATTATTTAAAATTATTTTTCGCATTTTGTGGAATACTATTAATATTCCGTTTTTAATCGCCTGAGTCCTTTTCTTCTTGACTATTCGATTATATTGTTTAGATTAAATGATTATCTATTTAATCTGAATTTCATTTTTTGAATTAAATCTGCTGAATAGCTTTCATTTAATAATGGCTCAGTTTTTGTTTGAGCAGCTTCAGCAGCAGTTTTATTTTCGTTTAGTGTTTCTAAATTCATTTGAGTATCTCTAAGATCTCTTGTTTGCCAAAAGTTATTAATAGCATAAGGAGTACTTAGTGAATGAAATTTAGATTCAGAAATAATTTGTTCTTTTCTATTTTCTGAAAGAGCATTCCATTTATCAGAATATTTTGAAGGCATATCATCAATGAAGTTAATTTCCTTTCTTTCAGTTATAAAACATGAATCCCAAACATTTTCAGCTTGTACAGTTGACATAATAGAATTTCCATTCATTGATTCAACTATTAAGTTTCTTTTATCTTCAGCCAAAGAATCAAATTCATTCTTTTTAGCTTCTGATAAGAAATTCATAAAGTGCATTTCAGAAACATTCTTAGTTTCTGCTTTAGAAATTAAGTTTGCTAATTTTTCACTGATTGCATCTTTATAAGATTTAGATTCTTCATGCATACACTTATCGCACATTTCTTTTATTGCGCCTTTGTCAGCATCAGGATACTTTTCGCATATTGCTTCATATTTCATTCCTTCTCCCATACATTTAGAAACTTCTTCCATAGTTGGAGTATAGCCTTCTTTCATTGTACCATATTCATTAACTGTAGATTCATTAACTGATTCATTAACAGCTTCTGTATTAACAGCAGATACACTTTCTGCAATGTATTCAGAATATTTAATACTCTTATCTACATTTTCTCCAAGATACTCAGAGTAAGCAATGTTTTGATCAACCTTTTCTGCAACATATTCAGAATACTTAATTCCTTTCTCTAAGCTTTCACCTAAATAATTAGAATATTCAATTCCTTTGTCTGCTTGTTCAGCAACATGCTCAGTATATTGAATAGAACTGTCTAGCTCTTCACCTAAGTAAGAAGCATAATTTTTGATTTTGTCGATATTCTCTGCTAAGTAATCAGAGTGAGATATACTCTTGTCAAGATTTTCTGATAAGTATTCAGTATAATCAGTTACCTGATTTACCTTTTCTGCAATATGCTCAGTATATTTAACTAGCTTTTCCATTAATTCATCATTATTAGAATTTGCAGATTCCTTAACACTGTCTAATGTATTTTTTACATATTCAGTATACTTATTAAAATCATCAACAGTTACAAATTTATTGTCTGTGTTTTCCATTGTTAGATCTGTTTTATTTGTTTTATTTATTTCATCTTCAGTTTCTGCCATTTCATAAATGTATAAACCTTCAGTATCTCCGAAACCATAAGATTCATTTACTTTTGATAATTCAGCATTTTCAAATCCAGGATCTGCAACTAAATCATACGTGAAGAATTTTTTAATTTTAACTTTTCCAGCTTCATCAACTGTTCCAGCTGCTCTGCTTGAAATATGTAATGGAATACCATCTTCTATTAATGCTTGAGCTTCTTTTCCTTTTGAAGTATTTAATAATCTTATTCTTCCTAGAACTTGTTTCTTCTCTTTATCATATTCTAAATCCTCGATAACATGAGAAACATTTGATAGACTAATATCAAAATCTTTTGGGTGGTCAAGTTCGCCTAATAGTTTATTAGTTTTAACCTTTTCCTTTAATTCATTAATATGAGGAAGTACTTCAGCTTCTTCATAAATTCTATTATTTTTATTCTTTACTCCAATCTCAGTAAATACACCTTCAAGGACAACAGAGCCATCGGCATCTTTTGTCATACTTAAATTAGACTTAGATCTTTCTAGAATTAAAAGTTTCTTATTTGACATCTTTCTAGTATTATTTGATTTATATATTATAACTCTTGATAGTTTTTAGATTCCAGCCAATGGGTCTTCCTCTATTCCATCAGATTTCTTCTCAGGCTTAAAATCTTTAGGATTTGCACCTAATAAGATCTTTTCAATATCTTCTTCTTTATAACCGTCTGCTTCTAACTCAGTACGTTCTTTAGCTCGAGCATTTGCTTTAATATCATCACGTGTAAATCCACCATATCTCTTAATTAAGAATCCTAAATCAAAATATGGTATTTCTTCCATATCAGCAGTCATTGTGCTTAATTGCGTTTTCATATTACCTATAAAATCAACACGCTTAGTTTGAAGTTCCATTTCTTTCATTTCTTCAAATACATTATCCTTCATAAAGTTTAATCCTAAACCTGCTTTAAATGCAATATCATTTTTTAATTCTGGATGATTAAGACACATTTGAAGATATACAGGTTTAACTAATACTTCTTGAAATATAGATCTTAACCTTGATATAAATCTACCAAATTTAATTTCATCTCTTAACATACCACTTGCTTCCATATCATAAGTATTACCACCTTCTCTATCAAATCTAGAAAATGGTATCTTAGAAGCTAATTGTAATTTATCAGAGAAATATTTTAATGATTCAGTATCACCAAGATCAGGACCATCACCACCTATCGTTTGAATTTCTGGTGATTCACCATCTTTAGAAGGTAACCAATATTCTTTATTGAACGGCATCATTGGTTTACCATTTGTTTGAATCTCACCACTTTCAAAGTTAAAGTCTACAACCTCACGATATGAATTCATTAATGTTGCTAGAGATTGCTTTGCTCTTGTTTTAGATTTACCACCAACAGGTATTGTAAACTGTGTTTTAAATGAAGCATTAGATACAGCCCAGATAATTCTACTGTGTTCCATTATTCTTAAAAGGTTAAAAGATCTTATTAATCTTTCAACATAAGATATTCTCATTGGGGAATTTACTGAAGAATATGAAATGTATATTATTTGAGAATCCCATAATGTTCTTTCCTTTGCACCTTCACCTTTATATTGAATCCAAACCTTTTTACCGTCATCGGTATCAATACCTGGCATTAATGATATTGGATCTAATTCTTTAAAACCAATAATTTCTGTTTGCTTATCATTATAAACTATTTCAAATGCAAGAAATCCGTCAATTAACCATTTCCTAAAATAGTTCCATGGAGCAACCATATCATTAAATCCAAAGTAATTATAGATATTATTATATACATCATTAATTTCTTCTTCGATTGATTCTCCAATATGTCCATTAAATTCTGCATAAGCCATATAATTTGATTCATCAAATACAATTGCTTCATCAGTTAATACATCTAAGATATCTTCTATTTCATCTTGTACTGCAAAAGTTCTAAGTTGGTCTCTTTTTCTAATATAATCTTGATCAAAGAATGCAATATTCTTTTTTAAGTTTGTATCAGTTAATGATAGTGCAGCAAATGCACCATACATATCATCACCATCTGAACCCATAGGATTAAATGAATAACCCATTTGGTTTTCAGTAAAACCTACTGCTCTTGAATTACGAATGATCATATCATCGTATGCCATTCCTAAATTAGAAAGATCTTTCAGAAGCCTTCTTACTGGATTTCCTGTACTTAAAGGACCTCTTCTATCTGTAAAACCTGCCATATTCTTATTTTTTATTATTTTATATATTCTTGTAGTATAATGATTGTGCTTGGTTTATGTTACCGCCATAAAAATCACTTTCATTATTCACAGCCCCAACATACCAATCTTCATAACCTAGTACGTAAGGATTCTTCATTTTCTTCATTATATACTGCCTTGTACAGTAAGTTAAATTATATTTTTTACCAAAAGCTGCTTTTATAAATTCCCACTTAAATTCTGTTATTGGTTGTTGCGCATCAGGATTTCCTAAAGCTTTACCTTTAGTTAATTGAGCTATTCTATTTTGTAATGATACAGTAAGGTCAGTTAAAAAAGGTATCCTAGCTTCATAAGGCATGTAATGTAAATTAATACCTAATTGATGTCCATCTACAGATTCACCTAAACCTAATACTAATGGGTGTGAGTCATAAAAAGCTTCATCCTTAGTATAATAATAAAAACTATACATTTTACCAGGATTTAAAACTCCATCACTTTCAGCCCCTACTCTAGGTATATCTATTTGTGATTGTTTAGATGCACGATTTCTACCTTTACTTTCAGCAAGGTAAAGTTCTAAGTCTTCTGTGAATGATCCTATTAAAGCCATTAGAATAATTTTGAATCTTCAGTTAATAGCATTACTTTACAATTTCTTTCTTTTGCCATTTTATTTAGTGCATTAGTTTTACATAAATTTCTAACATATGATTCATATGCATATTTAAAATTCTTTAATGCTTTTGCCGTTTTTCTTTTCGGTTCCTTAGGTTTTTGTAATTGTGCCTTAGGTTTTATTTCTACTACATATTCTTGAGTCTCATCTCCTTTTTTCATTTTAAAGAAAAAATCAGGATAATACTTATGGAACTTATTATCTAACAAATTAAAATAAGGTATAGAGAAAGGCTCTGATATCCAATAAATCACATCCATATTATGATCACACCAATAACAAAATTTTCTTTCCCAACTACTTCTATATATGATTGGACCTTCTCCTCTATATTTTTGAGGGTATTTAGGTTTATAATAACCTTGTTTAAATCCAGACTTTGAAGTAGGTTTTACCTTTTTAATGCTCATAGGCAATTAACTATATTGTATAAATTCCTTCGCTATCAGCACTCCCGTTAATTGATACAGTGCCATGATATTTCTTTGGGTGTAATTTATTCCAACCTTTTGCAAATCCTCTTTTTGCTATTTCAGTAAAATAAGCAAATGCATTAGTACTTTTTTCTGGATTAAAATTTCTCCAATATCTATAAAGATCCATATAAGCATAAGCAATACAATCTTGCCTATCTTCTGGATTTCTATATGTTAATTTTCTTGAACATTTATCGGCTAATAGCATTAAGAATTCTAAAGCCTTAGGTGTTAATTCTCCATCTTCTTTAGATTGAATAATCTGTTCGAGGAGATCTCTATTATTTAAATAATTTCTTTTTCTTGCCATTAGATTTGTTTATTTATTATTATATACAAGAAAGGACCGATTGTTTAATTTCAATCGGTCCTCTAATTATATTAAACTAGAATGTATTTAAAGTTTAGATCTTAACCTCTAAATCTTCTTTAGGAAGTACAATACTCTTTCCGTCTTTAGGAATAATAACTGATAATAGATCATCATCTCCAAGAGATGCATATTCTTCAGCATTAACTAATACTTCTTGTCTCTTTTTTAAACCTTGACTAGCTTTTTTAACCGATGCTTCTACGAAACCGTCGTTTAAATAGTCGTCTTTAGTTTTTTTTTCAGAGATATAAGAATTAGCTAATTCTTTTTCTTTTCCATTTAACTCTTCAGCTATTAAATTTAAAGCTTCAGTTAATTCTTCAGTTTCACCTAACTTTTTAATAGCAGCCTCAACTTCAGATTTCTTTTCTTCTAGGAAAGAAATTGAATCAGTAAGATCTTTTCTTTTATTTTCTTCAATTGCTTTATCATTATCTTCAGCTATTAATCTTTCAGAAAGAATTGGAGAAACATCAAAGTTAATAAATTCCTTTACTATTTCAACAGTTTCAGTAGCTGTATCAATTTTTGACATTTCATTTAAGTTCATTCCAGGATTTACTTTATTAATGTAAATACCTTCATCAACTCCGATCATAGTTAAAAATACATCAGCAAATTCTTGATTTTGAATAGTTGTGAAATTATCCATTTCAGCAATTAAATCAACTGATTCAAAGAATTTACAAATTTTATCATTTTGCCATTGGTTTCTGTATCCTGAAAAGTTAGTTGCTAATAAAGATTCTTTTAATTCAATTATACTGTAGTTAGTCATATCAACTTTACCCATTGTTAAAGTTCCTTCAGTAATGTTGTATTCTAATGATTTACCATTTTCTCCATGTAATGAAAGAATGTTTCCATTTCTTGAGAACATATTTAAGCCTTCAGATACATCGAAGAATCTTGGATCAGTTACATTAGCTTCAGTAATGTCAGTTCCATTAAAAGTATAATTCTTTCCATGTAAGTGGAATGTTAATCCTTCTTCAGATTCTAATACTGGAGAAAGAATAGATACAACTTTACCATTTGCAGTAGATGCAACTTTTTGATCTTCAGCATTCATTTCATTTACTATTTGCTTAGCATCCATTGACCATGGGTGTTTTGCAGCAACAACAGCAAATTTAGATTTTACATCTGATTCATTTAATAAAGAAACTAAATCGGAATTAAATGATTCCATTAATTTTCCTTTTTGATTTTCAGTTCTTTGAATAGATTCACTAATTCTAAATTCCCATTTAGCATTATTATATGATTCCATTATATACTCTCTTAATTCAGAAATTGGATTTAACCAAGTTGACTGCGCTAACTTAGTATATAAGTTTCTTGCAATTTTAAATTTAAGGTCCGGGCTAACTGAATTTTCTAGTTCTTCACTAATTGCAGTAAGATCGGCATTTTTTAATTTCATTGGAAATGCAGTTAATGCTTCTTCCAAAACAGTTAAAGATTCTTTAACAGAATACGAAACTCTGGAATTGTCATTATCCATTGCCTTCAATCCATTAATGCTATCCATAACGTTTTCGTACAGGTCTGTTAATGTAAATTTCATTTTGTTATGATTTTTTTGATTATTATTTTCAGTGTATATATCGGATTGATCTTTATGCATTTCGCGATATTTTGCAATACCACTCATCGCCATCTGCTGTGGAATTCCCATTCCTACTAAGATAGTCATAACCTGTTGATCTGTCATAGATCCGCTATGGTCAATTTTACCATCATTGTCAATATCTGACATTCTACCACTTTGACTAAACAATACATGGATTATATCCAATAATTGTTGTCTCGGTTGATTTAAATAAGGAGCATCTGTATTTACACCAGGTTGAGCATCAATTGCTCCATCTGCATATACTTGTGTTTGTCCTTCGTTCATTGTGTTTTCCATATTACACTATTTGATTTGTTTTATATATTATAAGTCTCTTTGATTAATTGTATCATCCGCCAAAGCCATCATCTACACTTCCTAAACCTGATTCATCTACTTTAGGTTCAGCTTCAGCATTCCTATAACTACGGCTGGCTGCTGGTTCAGGTACTATAGGAGCAGATGTTATATCAGCATCTATATAAGGTCCTCCAGTCTGTATTGCATCGGGATTAATATATCCTTTATTACTAAGCAATCCACTAGGTTGAACTTTTAATATGCTTTCGCTGGTATATTCAAATTTCTGGAATATTCCACCAAAATAAATACCTAATTCATTATCAGCACCTGCTCTTAACATTCCTACACCTTGAGCAGTTGGATTAGCCTTAATAGCTTCCTTAGTCATAAGACTTATTTCAGGAATTAGAATACCGCTTTCAAATACTGGCATAAACGAAGCTACTTCAATAGGAAACGTTACACTCCACTCTTTTTTATCATTTAACTGAAATTCAAATAATCTATTCTGAGAATAATCTTCTGGAACTGCAAAACTAGCCTGAACTCTCATCATTCCTAAATCAACCTGAAATAAAGTATTTTTATAAATCTTACTCATTAAAGATTCTGTAACCTTTAACATTTCTAAGTTAGAAGAGCATACTACAGTACAATCAAAAGATATATTAAGTGGAAGAAAATTAGTTTCCATCGAGAATGTTTTTAAAATACCTTCCCATTCTTGTACAAACTCACCTCTAGCGAACTTATTTGTTTGGTTACCTGAATCTATGGATATACCAGTTAGTTGTATTATACCTCTTGGTACCGTCTCATAGTCACCTATAGCTTTACCTGCGGCTTCTGCATCAAACAAAAAGTTATCCATTAAAAATCTACCGTCTCCTGTTATTGAATAAAAGAAAGGTACTGGTATTTTCTTTAATGTATCTTCATCTATTTGATTATAATAATAAACTTTATCTTTTAGTTCTGCTAAAAGAGCTACTATAATATAACGTAGTATAGTATTGTCCTTATTAAACTCTTGATTATATGCTGACATTAGTCATGTTTAATTTTTTCTTGTATTATATTTATCCAATAGTTTCAATTGTAAATTCACTAAAGCCTGCATCTTTTGTAATTTCTAACTTTTTATCAAAATATTCACTAGGCAATACTGTATGGTTGATTACAAATGTATTAAGACCAATATCTTGTATTGTGTCATGAAGTATATTAATAATATGATATACACCATCTGAATCAATAGAAGAAAAGATTTCATCTAAGAATAAAATATTTAAAGATGGAAACCTAACCTTAATCATTTTCATTAAAGCCATAATAATTACAAAGTCTACTTTTTTCTTTTCACCTGTGCTTAATGTTTTTGGACTTATCTCAGTTCCTAGGTGATGGAGTGTACAATTAAATTTGTCATCAAATCTTATACCAAAAGGAATTCCCATTTCTCTACCCATTAAAAGTATATGATTATTAAAAGAAGGAAGTATAGATCTTACTGCTAAATTTTTAATTCCACCTTCACCCATTAAATTTTCAAGGATAGTTAAATAATAATCTTCACTTTCACTTTTTAATTTACCAGATGACTTTTGATCTTTGCGAATTTTAAAATCTTTTACTAACTGTTTTAAATTAGTTGAAGAATCTGATTCATCCTTTTCAGCTAATTCTATTAATTTAGACTTTAGATTTTCCATTTGAGTTTCTAATTGACCAGCTCTTACATGTATTTGTCTTCCTTTTATTCTTAAGTCATCTAATTTTGTAACAGAATCTTCATATTCTTTTTCGGTGGTTTTAAAGTGTTCTTCTAAAGATATTAAAGATTCTTCTTTTTCTTTTTTAATATCTAAATGAAAATCCGAAGTTAGTGGTGCAGTACATGTAGGGCATGTTGAATTTTCAAACAATGTTAAATCTTTTTTAATATTAGAAATTTTATGCTGGACTGTAGAGTGTTCGGTTGACTTATTTCTAGAATCTAAATCTAATTCTTCTAATTTTTCTTTAGTCTTTGTCGTAACTTGATTTAATTTTTTTCTATTTTCATTTAGAGAAATTAAATCTGTTTTTAATTTCTTAACTTTAGACTTATCTTTTTCTTCAGTTAACAATTCAATTTGTTCAATCTTGTCATAAACAGATCCTATAGATTCATTAAGAGTTCTTATTTCATCTTCATAAGTTCTTATTTCATCAATGATACCACGACGCTGTTCTTTAACTGCTTCAGCCATTTCGTTTATAACAGAGAAACCGAATATCTTATCTATGATTCTTTTCTTATCATAAGGAGACATTGTAATAAAAGATTTAAAATCATTAACTGATAATATAATTACATTCTTAAAAACATGATAAGGTATTTCATAAATTTCTGTTTCTAAAAATTCTTGTAAATTTACTTTACCTGCTACATCATATTCAGCTCCATTAATTTTAACATTAAATATACCTGGATTAATACCTCGCTCAATTTCAATTTTATTACCTTTTGATTCTAACCATATTCTGCCGTATAGTTCACTATTAACTCTATTAGGTAAATCCTTTAAAGTTGAGCCTTCAACTTTACCATAACACATATAGGTTATTACCTTTGCTAATGTACTTTTACCTGCACCGTTTCCACCGAGTACTAAATATAAGTTACTTTTACTTTCTTCAAAATCTATAACTTGCAATCTATTTCCATAACTTGCAAAATTCTTAAATTCTACTTTTTTAATCTTCATAGCTTGGAGATAATGTTCTTTTATATAATTCTTGCACTGATACCTTTAATCTTTCTTTTAAATCTTCGTCATAATCTAAAGAATTTATATGCTCTGCTGCAATGTTCATTAAATTCATTTCTCCATTAAAGTCTGATAATTCACCGTCTTCTGTATCATAAGGATTATCCTCATCATAAATTCTTGGTTCTAATTTTCTAGCTATACCATCAAGATAATCCATAAACATATTAATATTATACTTACCTAATACATTTGAAGGAATAAAGATATCTACAAAGTTATTTTTTATTGCAGACTCAATATCTTCCATTCTCATTTCCAATATTTCATTAATGTAATATCTAAGAAATGTAGGACTTATTTTATTTTCATAGAATGTATGATTACCTGATTCTAAATCTAATAAGTAAATACCTTTTTGATTATCTCTATCAGATCTTGTCATTTGATAAGGATTTCCTACAAGAACAAAATTTTCCTTATCTTGTCTATAATGAATATGACCAGAATAAACTCTTTTAAATCTTTTAAATATACCTACTGCATTACCACCATCATGTAAATGTTTTGTACTTGGACTAATTTGGACACCTTGTGTTTCGGTATGACAAAACATAAAATCAATATTTTCTTTTATTGAATCTAATGTTTCTTTTTCATGTTCATGATTTCTTCTCCAAGGCATTAATAAACAAGTAGCGCTATCAT